AATGCGCATCTGAGAAGTGCCACCTGCAGAAGCTAATGCAGTTGTACCTGTAAACGTAGCACTCGTACCTGTCAATGCACCTGTGAAATTACCTGTACCACTTACATCTAATTTAAAAGCAGGAACAGCATTACCAATACCAACATTGCCACCATCATAAGCTAATGATATATTAGCGGCAATACCAATATCATAATTTTGAATACGAGCAACCGCACCTGACCTATCAATTCTTAATTGGGATGTTCCACCTGCAGAAGCTAACGCAGTTGTACCTGTAAATGTAGCACTTGTACCAAATAAAGCACCACCAATACCAACTCCACCTGTGACAATTAAAGCACCGGTTGAAGTAGAAGTAGAAGCAGTTGCATTTGTAATATTAGTAATTCCACTAAATGTAGCACTTGTACCACTTAACCCTCCAAAAAAAGTTATATTAGCACTACCACCTGCACCAAAATCCGCCACCTGTGTTCCACTATTTGCATTAATACTTAATCCTGCACTTGTTGCAGCTTTTACTTGCGGCGTAGTTAAGATACCACTAAAAATTGCATTACCTGTTGAACGTGTAATTGTCAAAGGGGTATCAATTAAAGAACCTGCGTCTGAATATCGTCTAATAAAAAAATCCGCACCTGCGTTTGAACCTGATTCTGTTCCTGAAACTTCAATATTAAATCTGTTACTATTATCTGAACGGAATGATACACTTTTTGCAACCGAAACGTTGGCGTCTAAATTTGCAATTAAAGCTGAAGCACCGCCGTCAATATGAAGTTTTGTTGTCGGGTTTGCAATACCAATACCAAATTCGCCTGTTTGCAAAACTGAAACTAATTCAGCACTATTCGCTTCGCTAAATATTCTAAATCTATGGTCTGACTGAACGTTTCCAACTGACCATTTGTTTGTACCTGCACTTGCAAAACCTAAATAAGCATTGTTTGTTGAAGTTCCGTTTATGCGTCCAATAATTCCCGAACCGAAAACGTCCAATGCAGTTGTTGGCGCATTTGTGCCTAAACCTAATCTGTTATTTGTATCGTCCCAAAAGAAGTTTGCATTGTCTTGTAATAAAGCACCTGAAGCACCTATAAAACCAACTGAACCTGTTGTTAATGCAGTGGTAATTGTTAAAGTCGCAACTGAACCAACTAAACTAATCGTTCCGTCAAATCCATTCGCGTCGTTAAATACAAGTGACGCAATAATATTAGGGGATAAAACCACATACGCAGTTGAATCCCACCTATAAATAACGTTTGTATCTTTTGCCACATAAATAGTGTCAGCAACTCCAACCAAAGGGAATGCCGCAAAGTTTGCGTATTCTTCAACTGTACCTGTAAACAAAGACGCCATTTGTGAAAGCGTAATTTTTTTACTTATTCCGGTTGTTGGGTCGCCTATAATTGTTAAATCTGATAAATCAGGCGCAAGTTCTGTCGCTAATTGATTAATTTTTTTGGATTCCATTAAAAAGTATAATTTGAAGGCACTTCGCACCTGTTGTTAATAAATGGTACTGTCAACGTAATATCTAATTTTACACCTGCTAAATAATCAGGGTCGCTTTCTGTGTAAAAAGTAATTGGTAAATTTTGGTTCAATGTCCAAGTCACAATTTGGTAATCTTCAGGGTAACGTAATTGTGCAACTATGTCACCGGCAACCTGTGTCATATCCGATAAAACTTCAGTTTCGTTTGTTTCTTCATTTAACATTCTGTCCATAAAATAAAGACTAAATGAAAAACCAATTTCTTTTGCGCCATAACTTGCACCTGTCAACGTAAAAAACATTGCAGGATAGGTTACTTCGCCATTGCTCAAACGTTCCCAAACGTCACCAAAATAAACAAAATCAATTTGTTCGTGTTGGTTTCCTATCGTTGTCAGTTCTTTGACTATTTGGTTTAATGTCATTCTTTTTTGCTTTTTCCAAATAAACTTTAAGCTTATTTTGGTTTTTAATAGTTACTTGTTTACTCATATATTAACAACAACCAATGTTTCCCTGATAACGTTCTTCAAAGCTTTTTCTGCTATCCCCGTCCCCACAACAACCATTATCCCCCAACCACATTGAAACAGAATATCCTTCATTGTCAGGTTTAATTGAATCAATGCCTGAACCAAAGTTTAAATAATTCGGGTACAAAGCATTGTTTTGTTTTAGGTATTTTATAAGTCTTTGTTTATAGAATTCAGCGCGTGCGCGGTATCTATTTGCAACGTCAATCATATCCTGCATTGACGGTGATTCTTGATTTTCACCTGTTTTTCTTATTAAACCCTTATTGTAAAACTGATATGATAAACCTTGCGGAAGTTCTGACATAACAAAATATATCAAACAGTCAACAAGATAATCGTCCAATAATGTTGTTTGTAATTGCGTAAATGTATTTGCAACAACCGCAGTTTGCAATTCATTGTACAATGCTGAACCCAAAGCGGGTAAAATATACATATCCTGCGCGGTCTTAATTTCAGGCAAAACCAATTTTTCGTCCACGTTAGCGTGTAAACCGGTTCTGTCCTTAATTGTCTGTACTGATATAAATAATGTGTTTTTGCTCATTCTATTTTCTTGTTACTATGTTTGAAACCCATTGGTGGCGACAACTTGCTTCGTGTTCGTTAGTTCCCGGTACTGTGTACCAACCGCCCTTCCTATCCCAAACTGAATATCCTAAACGTGCGCTTATTGATTCAATTTCAGAACGTGAATACATTTTATTTGCATCTAATAAAGCAACACAAAACGGGCGGCTTGTTTTTTTATCCTTATTTGAAAAACCTGTTTTCCATTCGTAAGAATAACGAATTAACAATTCCTTTGTTTGTGGCTGAATCTTTGTTAAAATATCGCCAATTGGTTCTGTTAAAGTATGTTCAATAATTGTATTTCCGTCAATACCTTCGCCAATTGTATATTCATTTGAAGTAATATATCCTTTGTCAATTAAATCCTTAATAACCAATGAAATTGTATCGGGGTTTTGGTCAAGCGTTTTTGCCAATACTTCAGGCGTTACCCTTTTGTCTTTTGCAATCAAATCAAGTACGTTTGCCTGTAATTGGTT